TGTTCTTGGTAAACCCCAACGGTACAACCAAGAAGCAGGTACTAGCTGACTCACCTAATGGTGCTATCGCTGACGGTAACGCACAAGATGTATCGGTCTTACAGCTTGAGAAGTTCAACGACTTCCGTATAGCGCAAGAGACATCCACACAGATAACCGAACGTCTATCGTTCGCGTTCCTACTAAACAGTGCTGTTCAGCGCAATGCTGAGCGTGTCACGGCTGAAGAGATTCGGTTCATGGCGCAGGAGCTAGAGGCCGCCCTAGGTGGTGTGTACTCTACCCTATCACAAGAATTCCAACTCCCCCTTGTTAAGATCCTACTGAAGAAGATGGAAGACAACAAGAAGATGCCCAAGTTCCCTGAAGGCGTTTTGAAGCCAAAAATTATGACGGGTTTAGGCGCATTGGGTAGGTCTCAAGACCTTGGGAAGTTGATGCAGTTTGTAGAAATGGCAAAAGTCTTAGCAGACCCAGCCATATCAGGCGAAATAAATATAGCAGATGCTCTATCACGAGTAGCTTCTTCTTTAGACATGGATACCCAAGGCTTAATTAAGTCAGCGGAACAGAAGGCTGAAGAACAGGCAGCAGAGCAAGAGCAGATGCAACAGATGCAACAAGCAGAGATGGGTGGTAAGGCTATTGCCCCCGCTATCAATGCTATGTCTAAACAACAACAAGGTGGTTGATCCCCACCTTTAGAGAGACCTTACTATGGACATACAACTTAGTGGTAATGATTCCCCTGAGACTACAGAAGCTCAAGAAGCCCACAATGCTGAAATGGCAGCAGTGGGTGAGCAACTGGAAAAGAACAACAACCCCGAAGCAGTCAGCGAAGAACGACCTTCGTGGCTGCCTGAGAAGTTCGAGAGTGCCGAAGCGATGGCTGAAGCGTACAACAACCTCGAATCTAAACTAGGGGAACCTAAAGAAGAAGCAGCACCAGAACCCGAAACTGAAGAGGTTCCAGCTGCTGAAGAAGTAGAAGAAGTGCTAAGCGAGAAAGGCGTAGACTTTAATACCCTCTCGAATGAGTACGCGGAGACAGGTGAGCTTTCAGAAACCACCCGCAAACAATTAGAAGAAGTGGGGTTCTCCAAGGAAGTGGTGGACTCATACATTGCAGGCCAAGAAGCATTGGCATCCCAGCTGACCTCCAGCGTCTACCAGCAGGTAGGAGGGGAAGCGCAATTTACTGCTATGACCGAATGGGCTGGTGATAACCTCAGCGCATCTGAAGTCGAAGCATTTAACTCCGCTATGGACAGCGGCAACATGGGTCAGGTGAACCTAGCAGTAGCTGGTTTACAGGCACAATACGTTTCTGCCGTAGGTAAAGAAGGTATTCGTTTAGAGACACGAGCCTCCACTACGACAGGTGATCGGTATGAGTCGCAAGCACAGATGATGCAAGCGATGGCTGATCCCCGTTATGCTTCTGATCCAGCATATCGTAATCAGGTAGCTGCTAAGCTAGAACGCAGTCCTGATTTCTAAAGTCTCTCGACCGCCCTCAGCAATGGGGGCTTTTTAATTCAATGAAACAAAATCAAACGAACTACCTTTGACCCGCTGCGGTGGATAATCTTAGAGAAAAGTTAGGTGACAGTTCCAGAGAATAATTCAAACACTCTAAACTAATCTTAATTTAAAGGTAATTTATAATGGCAGACGCAACTCCCTCACGCATTGGCTCGGCTCTTGGTGTAGCTGGTACTAAAACTCAACAAGAAGCCTTGTTCCTTAAAGTATTCTCAGGTGAAGTCCTGACTGCTTTCAACACTAATAACATCTTCATGGACAAGCACACTGTTCGCACCATCAGTAGCGGTAAGAGTGCATCGTTCTCATTCGTAGGTGACTACGCTCAAGGTGACGTAGGCGTTCACACTGCTGGTTCTGAAATCAACGGTAATGACATCTTGCACAACGAGAAAGTCGTAAGCATTGATGGCTTGACTATCGCCCATACGTTCATCTCGTCTATCGACGAAGCCATGAACCACTTTGACGTTCGCTCACAGTATTCTACTCAGTTAGGTCACGCCCTTTCTAAGAAAGCTGACGCGGCTATCTCTGCTGAAATCACAGCTGCTGCTCTTAACACCACTTTCGATGACGGTACTGGCGCAGACGCTCGTGACCGTAGTGTTGAGCTGGCTACAGCTGCTGGAACCGTAAGCGGTACTGAAGTAGCTGACCAAATCTTTGCAGCTCTTTCTCAGCTTGACGCTGTTGACGCTACTGGCGAACGCTATGTAGTTCTTGACAACGAAGCATACTGGGCATTATTCACTGGCGCATTGAACGACCTAGCAACTGTTGTAAACAGCGATGCTGGTGGTTCTGGTTCAGTAGCAACAGGTAAAGTTCCTATGATCGGTGGCGCTCGTGTCTACCGTAGCAACAACATGCCTGCTACTGTTAAAGGCCAAGTCTTCACTAAAGAAGCAGCCGCAACTGTTAAGTTGAAAGACTTGTCAGTAGAAGCCGAGTACGACATCCGTCGTCAAGGTACTTTGCTTGTAGCTAAGTACGCGATGGGTCACTCTGAACTCCGTCCTTCTGCTGCTGTTCAGTTCACTAACGCAGTATAACTAATAAAGGGGGTCTCTTAACCGAGGCTCCCTTTTAAAAAAA